GGTGCTAAGAAAAAGGCATCTGCTGCTAAGGTAGGTGCTCAGATTGCTGGTTCTATCGCTAAGGATGAGGCAAGAAGAGCAGGACGTAAGGCAGCACTTGCCGTTACAAGCGCACCTGGCAAGGCAAAGGCGGCTGTTGATAAGAAGAAGCAAGAAACCAAGAAAGGTATCAAGGGATTCATTAAACGTCAGGCACAGAAAGTTGTCAGTCGTATGAGTGAAGAGGTTGTGGAGACTGAAGGTTACCAACCAATGACTCCTGAGCGCAAACTGCGTGTTGATAAGGCAAAGAGAAATGCATATGATAATGATCAACGTGCTCAACATCAGGGTGATTCTTCAGAAGCAGATAAGCAGTTCAAACGCCGCATGGCAATGGACAGCAAAACTAAGATGAAAAAAGAAGAATTAGAAGCAACTGGACTGTTCTCCGAGAAGGAAATTGCTGCTATAGAAGAGGCAATGAGTTCTTACGACAAAAACCGTAAGAGAGCAGCACAAAGAGCAGCAGATAGAAATGCTGCCAGAGCTGCCGGTAAGACTGGTGTAGTTCCTGGTGTTGGTTATGTAACTCCTACCAAAGAAAGAGAAACTTACACAGATGAAAAGGGCACCACGCGCCATAAGTCTGGTGCAAAAATGCCCTAAGATAAATTATAAAAAAATGTTAGGCAGGGTTCATACCCTGCTTTTTTATTATCTAGTTACTGATTTTTTAACAATTACATCACCCTCAATAATACGGGTGTTCTCCCCATCTTTGTTGAGATATAAGTCATAGTAATATCTCCCTGCCTTTAGTTCTGCAGTTTGTGCCGCAGTTAAACTGATTCTAATCTTACCGTTTACAGAATCAGTAATTGTTGTTAAAAACGAGGTTGATGTTGTTGAACCTGCATTCTTTTTAAATTTTGATATGACAGTATATCCGGTAAGATTTAGTGCTCCTCCGTCATCTGCAAGAGTAAAAATTTGAGCAAAATCAGTTCCAGTATGGAATAAAAGATTAGTTGTGTAAATTGAATTTGTGATTGCCATTAGAAAACTTTATTAGTTTACGATGTTATACCAACTCTTACTAATGCTGTTCCCTCTACAGCAATTGATTTATTGGGTGATGCCGTATCTACGTCTTTAGTCAACATTACATCATAAACATATCTTCCCTCTTTCAATGCTGCGGTAATAGTAGAAGCAAGAGAGAGAACAATCTCGCCGTCAGCAGCACTAGTAATTCCAACAGCAAACTGTGCAGAAAGAGTGGAAGACTCAGCGTGTTTCCTCATCATAGAAGTCACAGCATACCCAGTCAAATTCAGTGGAGTATTTCCACCCGAATCAGTAATTGTTAATGGTAATTGAAATTCACAACCAGAGGGAATAACAATATTGTTTGCATATACTGCCATTTATTATAAGTCTTTATCAAGTATTTATCAAGGGGTTGACAAAAGTTGATTCCATGACTAGAGTTGGTTTGTTAGATTCAAAGATAAATAATAGCTCATTATGACTCTGTAAATGAGCTTTGAACTAAATAATACATTAGATTATGAAAATCCTTGGACTTACCTGGAACGAACTTTTAATACTAATGATGTTCGGGACTATTTTGGTTTTGTTTATCTCATTACCAATAAGTCAAACGAACGACAGTACATTGGGAGAAAGTATTTTTGGTCGTTCAGAACACCACCTGGAAAAAAACGAAAAGTAAAGCAGGAATCCGATTGGAAGAAATATTACGGATCCTGTCCTGAATTAAAAGAAGATCTCAAACTATACGGAAAAGAGATTTTCAAAAGAGAAATTTTAAGTTTACATACAACAAAAGGCACCTGCAATTTTGAAGAGACTAAGCAGTTGTTTTTAAATAACGTTCTATCAGAAGCACTTGACGACGGAACGCCCGCATATTACAATAGCAATATTCTTGGGCGATACATGCGTAAAGATTATGGTAACTTTAGAAGAGACTCTTCAACTGACGCATGATTGGGCAATAGATCGGATACATATTCTCTGCGATAGAGAAAATCAAGATCTTTTACTAAACATTGAAGATGCTCATGCAATCCAAAGTGAATTCTCTGAGTGGTTAGATCCAAATATTGATGATCACGATATTTACTCACTAGAATACTTAGGGGAAGAAGATGACTAATCATCACGGTCCATCTAATAGTTTTAAAAGACAAATACTACAAGAATGTAAACGACTTATAGATCAAGGAAAGTTTATTGAGGCAAATCATTTATTTCAAATTTACTTTCCAGAAGATAGTTTTCATGACCTTGACAAAATCTATATCATCTGTTAGTATGAGGTCGTAAATTAAATCGGATGGTTATGAAGATGGTGGGTAATGCCCTCATAGCATCTGCAATTGCAGTAACCACTACAGCAAGTGTTCCAATTTTTGTAACATCACCACCACCTGTTCAAATTCCGGTGGTAAATTTAGAGAAAGAAAAAACTTGGAAATGTCCTGAATGTACACCTGAAGAAAAGTATGTCCTGGCAGCACTACAAGAGTATACAAAAATCTCTGATCGTAATGCTCTTGCTACGATCATGGGAAACATTCAACAAGAATCTAAATTTATTGCTAACATCTGTGAAGGCGGTGCTCGCGTCTCCTACACTGAATGTAAGTCTGGTGGGTTTGGTTTGATTCAGTGGACTAGTATCGGTCGTTATAAGGGTCTTGGAAACTTCTGTGCTAAGTATGTTTGTGACCCTAGTAGTTTGGAAGGTCAAACTCGCTGGATGATTAATGAACCTATTTTCCAACGTGTTCTTCCACAATTTGAAGGTGGGGGGCAAAGTATAACTTATTACATGAAACCTGCATATATTTGGTTGGGATGGGGAATAAAGGGTAATCGAGAAAATTACTCATATAACTATAGTAAGCAACTGATTCTGGCATGATTGAACGATTTGTAGAACTCTTTAAAAAGAAAGAAGAACCTAAACAAAAAGTTGAAACACAAACTACAATTCTCCAGAAAAAAGCAGGCACTTTTAAAGTTGAAGGTGATATTGAGGAAGATGTTGTAAAATGTTCTAAAGACGATACATCTCCATTAGTAGGTGTTCCTGCACCTACATATCTCAAAGATGATCCCTGGTTTGGTCCTGCTCCTATCAAGTCTGAAAAGCAGATTGATTATATGGAGCAGGAAACTCTCATTAAACAACAACAGTATCAAGAAACTCATTCTGTTGAATCTGAAAATATTCATGAAATGATGTACCAAATCTCAACACAAAATTGGAACACTGTAGATGAAAGTCAAGGTGGTTCTGAAAACTTTCAGGAAGGACCTGGTGGTTTACAATCTGGTAATCGATGGAGCACTTTTAAAAAATGAAAAAATTTATTCTTGGTATGATGGTAGCAGTTTCTTTTGGAACTCCTGCTTTTGCTGACCCTAAACTCACCAAGGGTTTTAATACTATGGATGCAATGGGGTGTATGCTACTTCGCGAATGCACCGATGGAGTCGATAAAATCGAGAGTATTGCAACTATTGTTGATGAGTATCCCAATACTAATTTTGATTCTGTTGCTGACGAGTTCAATACAATGCTCGTCGCTCTTGAGCAGGTCGGAGTTGGGGTGTTTTTAGCAGATCAGAAGTATTTTCCTAAGGAGCATCGTGGTGTTTATCACACTGTTGGTAATAACTTCTTCCTGAATAAGAATTATATGGACAGCACCAATTATTTGATGCAAGTAATGCGCCATGAAGGGTGGCACGCTGCACAAGATTGTATGGCAGGAACCATTGATAATAGTTTGATTGCTATCATTATGCCTGAAGATTCTGTTCCTATCATTTGGCGTGTCATGGCAGAACGCACATATCCTAATAATGTTGTGCCATGGGAAGCAGAAGCAGGTTGGGCAGGTCGAACTGAGCATATGACCATGAAAGCACTTCAAGCATGTGCTGCCGGTGAGATGTGGAATGTTTATTCCCCAACTCCATTGACACGCAAGTATCTAATTAAAGAAGGTTATATTTCTAAATAGAGATGCGTTGCTCCATATGGAATGCCAGAGGAAGTTAAGACTGAAGAATCTAAAGAATCTAAAGATCCTAAGAAAAAAGGTATTCTTGGGAAATTAAAGGAAGCAGCAGATGATAAGGAAGAACAACTTGCAATTTTGTCTACTTTTGTCCGCCTTGGTATTCTTGTCTGGTCTGGGGGAATACTCACGTTGGCGTACATCAAACTTCCACCTGCACTCGGTATACCAGAGCAAAAACTAGACCCAACTTTTATTGCCAGTGTCTTTACCGGAGTTTTAGCAACCTTCGGGGTTCAGGCAGCAAAGAAAGCAGGAGAAGGTGGTGGTGGTAATGGTGGTGGTATAAGTAAAGCAGATATGGAAAGATTGATTGCTGCAGCAGCACAAACTGCACCTGCACAAACTATTCGTATTGAACAGGCACCTGTACAAATAACACAGGCACCTCCAAAGTCCGATGAATCTTACAAGATGTAATTATGGGTAATCAAAAATCGCCATTTAAGTGGGTAGTTCTGACAGTGGGGACACTGTTTGGCGTTGCCCATATTGGTGTCTTGGGTCACTTGATTAATAACAAAGCAATCAATTATCCAGATATTCATTTCCCAAATGGTGACTATTCATCTTATAATGTTGAGGGTAATCGAGACGGGTATAGGATTGAATATAAAGCAAACGATCCTGCTATTTTAGAATCAAGTAGAAGTCTTCAACTTAATAAGGATAAGCGTGGTTGGTTTGGACCGACCACTGAAGATCGTCGTGAGTATCGTAGTGATCAATATACGATGGACGGCACCCGCAATATGGGAGGTGCAGTTGATGCTGAGGGAAAGTCCCTTGCAAAAAGCGAAGAGTGTATCAGGGCGGACGCTGGCGCACGAAGTCAAGGTGCGATGGCGGGAACCGCAATTAGTGCTGGTCTAGTCGTCCCCGCAGTTAGTGGTATTCCATATATTGGATGGTTGGCATCTGGATGGGCATTGCTCTTAGGTAATAACGCAGGTTCAAAACTTGGTGCTGAAATTGGTTCTGTATTTAATGATTGCTAATGAAATTTGAATTAACGATGGAGGATTATACAATTATTCTCAATGCATTACACTACTATAAGAAGGTCGAGAAACGAGGAAACTTTAAGCAATATAATGATGAGCATATTAATAAGTTGAGAGATAAGATGGCATATCAATTAATTCCTTCAGCACAGAGTGGAAATAGATTATGATGAGCGGAATATTTGTATTTGCCTTTGTGCTATTACTTACAATAGGAATGGAACTTACTTTACCAGTTAAAAAATGAATTTGTTATTACGTCCTCTAGACAATCCAGACGATCCTGTGTGGTCAGTAATTATATTAGTAATTATTGCTGTAGGATTAGCATTAGGATATGTTGTATACATATTAGGGGAAGCATTTGAGGAGTTGAAAGATGCCGAACCAGATCGAACTCAAGGACGCACAACAGGATCAGGAGATAGCACTCCTGAAACACAGAGTTGAGCAACTTGAAGGTGGTGGAGACTCTGATATGGTTGACGAACTTCGTGCGCGAGTTCGTAAATTGGAAAAGTGGGTATGGGGTGCTGGTGCCGTTATATCAGCAGCAATCATTTTATTAGGAATAGTAATGGCAGCAGATGCCAAGGAGATGAATTATGGGATCGATGACACCACCAAGCAGGAAGTCCTGCTACAACTTCCGAGTCACAGAGATTAATCGTGTTCTTGACGGGGATACTATTGATGTCACCATTGATCTTGGGTTTGATC